GCATTCCAAGGTTCCCTAATTGGAGTATTCCACTCTCTTGGCATAATACCTCACTTTTTCTTACCACCGTTCTTTGCTTTTTTGGCAGTCGCATTACCCTGATTTTGTTTGGATTGCTTGCCACCAGCAGAACCTTTTTTACCCTTATTTGGTGACTTAGACATTGATTTATGTGTATGACATATTATTTATTATTTGATTGTGCCACTTTACAAATTGACACACTTGACAGATCCTAAATAATCACTTATTATGTAAAAATCTCAAAAGGGATCCCTGTTATGAGCAGGGTTTTTTTATAATGAGTCATTGACGTGACACCTAGAGCCGTGGAAAGTGCCCTCCGAGAGGTTGGGTGTACCCCCTTTCTAAACGGATGCCGAATTCAATTAAAATTAATGCTTAAAAACCTAACAAATGTAACCGTAGCTCTTTTAGGTGCGGTTGCAACATCAGCGGCAACACTGCCAGCACCGAGTATGGCAACATCTTCAGTACAAGCACCATTTGCAATTATTCCTGAAGGTCCTACTCAAGAGACAGAGACCAAAGAGGTTGTTCCCGAAAAACCTAAAGTAAAACGATTAGTTTGTAAAGGATGTAATACTAATGAGTCCCGTACTCTGGAATTCTTACAGAAACGAGGAATCACTGACAAAAACGCCCTAGCAACCATTATGGGCAATATCCGACAAGAATCTACCTTCACTCCTAATATTTGTGAAGGTGGTGCTAGAGTATCTTATCATCATTGTACAAGTGGTGGTTATGGTTTGATTCAATTTACCAATGCTCCAAGATTTTATGGTCTTGGTAAGTTTGCTGCTCGTATTGGTGGAGACCCTTCAACACTTGATACTCAATTGCAATATATGATGTATGAAGGTGATTGGAAGATGATTGAGAATCAAATGAAAACTCCTGGTAAGTCTATTAATGATTATATGAGACTTGCTAAAAAATGGATACGTTGGGGGCATCATGGTGCCAGAACTGATTTTGCTTATAATTATGCCAACCGACTGATCCTAGCAGAAGTTTGACACAATAGAATAAATAGTGGGGAGGGTTAGATCTCCCCATTTATGTTTAATTTCAATTTTGGAAATAAAAAACCAGATATAAAGCAGTATGCAATTATAGGAATTGTATTATCTTCTATTATTGCAATACTCTCCCAGTGTACTGGAGTATCTGAAAATGGACTTTGGGATTTATTTGATGAGATTCAAAGAAAATATTTCCCACAAACTATTCTTAATGAATTTATAATTAAAGATCCTGAAAAATTGAATCGCAGAATTGGCAGAGATGTTGATAGAGCAATTCAAAATGTAACTTCAGAATATGATCGTATTATTGAAGAAGCAGATCAAAAATATAAACCAAAATATGTTGATGAAAAGAATGATGAAAGTGTCTGCTATACTGATGAATGTAAGGCACTTGCACCTCCAATGAGAATTTGTGCAGTTTGGGTAGAAGATTGTCCAAAAAACTGACTATATAAACATATCCTATTTTATTTTGGAGATTATTATGTCCGTATCACAAGAACTGCTGAATGCTGTTGAGGCATGGAAAGTAGAAGACGAAAAGTTTGTTGCTGGCAATAGTGCAGCAGGAACTCGTGCTCGTAAGGCACTTCAGGAGATTGCCAAGCTGGTCAAGGCACGTAGAACCGAGATTACCGAAGAAAAGAACGCTCGTAAGGAAGCAAAGGGTTGACTTTAGTGCCCTGATGCCTTATAGTGGTATCACGGGTGAAGGAGGTCCAAACTTCTTATAAATCCCACACCTCCCATGCCTCTCAACGATGCACAAACAGGGAGGTTCCTTATGTCCCGTTAGCTCAGGAGACAGAGCAATTCTCTTCTAAAGAATCGGTCGTGGGTGCGAATCCTACACGGGACGCTTTCGAATAATGCTATATTACTTGTATAAATAAACACACTTAGGTCGAAAACAATGTCTTTCCAAATGAACAAACAGATTATTACCAGCGATTGCCGCTATTGGCATATCGAGGGTACTCCCCTGTTTGCGAATATGGAAAAACATATGTAAGATGTAATCCATAAAAGCAAAAGAAAGGGGAGAGAAACCAAAAGTTTTCTCCCCTTTTTTATTGCCTGTGACAGTTTCCTAAGTGTCCACCAATCTCCCCCCAGAGACCAAACGGTGATATTCTTAAAGGGTGGTTGAGAGACCACCAGCACATCGACAACCGAATATTTTCCACATTATATGGGTCTGTAACTCAGTTGGTAGAGTAGCGGGCTTTTAACCTGTAAGTCGTCGGTTCGATCCCGACCAGACCCATCGTGGGAGGATTTCCGAGTGGCTAAAGGAATCTGACTGTAAATCAGACGGCTCTGCCTTCGCAGGTTCGAATCCTGCTCCTCCCACCTTGACCCATTAGTGTAGCGGTCTATCACGCCACCCTGTCACGGTGGAGATCACGGGTTCAAATCCCGTATGGGTCGTTGCTACTCTGCCTATGGAGTGTTCCTCCTTGGCGGTTGTAGCATCAAGTTCCTATCGACTAGCGGTTAGGTCACTACCCTTTCAAGGTGGCAGCACGGGTTCGAATCCCGTTAGGAATACTATGGAAACATAGCTTAGTTGGTAAAGCATTCGACTGATAATCGAAAGACCACTGGTTCGAGTCCAGTTGTTTCCATTGGAAGTGTGGCAGAGTGGCTTAATGCAGCGGTTTGCTAAACCGCCGATGTCTTTAAGAGGCATCCGTTGGTTCAAATCCAACCACTTCCGCCTCAGCAGTATAGCTCAGTGGTAGAGTACGGGTTTCATACGCCTATGGTCGGTAGTTCAAATCTACCTACTGCTATGTGTCGTTAGTCTAATGGTAAGACAGGAGATTGTGGTTCTCCGTATGAGGGTTCGATTCCCTCACGGCACCCCATTCTGAGGTCGCCAAGTGGTAAGGCAGCGGGTTTTGGTCCCGCCATTCGTGGGTTCGAATCCTACCCTCAGAATTTGTCCTCTTAGCTCAGTGGAATAGAGCAATCGGCTACGAACCGATGTGTCGTAGGTTCAAATCCTACAGAGGACGCTTGACAAACTTCTTAAAGTTTGTTACTATATAAATTGTTGGAGGTTAAGTCCCTGTTATGTCCTTATGAGATATATTACACTTAACCCATCTTGGGGAATTAACTCAGTTGGTAGAGTATCGCCTTTGCAAGGCGGGTGTCAGGAGTTCGAGTCTCCTATTCTCCATTGGAGATTTATTCTCCATATATAAAAGTGATAGAGCGTAAGTCCCTGTTATATCCTTATGAGGTATATCACACTTATGCCATCATTCCGAGTAGCCCGCAAGGTGCGGGAGCAAACTGTTAATTTGTTATAGGTCAGTTCGATTCTGACACTCGGAGTTTTACCCTTGAAATATGCTATTATTATAAATAGTAATAAAATATTTGTAGGGTATGTCTAATAAAAAAGCAGTTTCTGATTATAGAAGAAGAGCAAAAGAATATGCTTTAAAAGCATTTAAAGAAAAATGTGGAATATGTGGATATAATAAATGTATCGGGGCATTAGAGTTTCATCACTTAAATCCTGATGAAAAAGATTTTGGTTTATCTTCAAAAGGAGTAACTCGTGCTTGGAGTAAAGTTTCTGATGAACTCAAAAAATGTGTTTGTCTTTGTGCTAACTGTCACAGAGAAGTTCATAATGATATTACCAGTATTCCAGATGATGTGGTAAGATTTGATGAGGAATATACTATTTGGAAAAGTGAGTTTACTAAAAAAATGATTCCTTGTCCAGTATGTAATTCTGAAATGTCTATTAGGCAGAAATATTGCTCTGATAAATGTGCTAAAAAGGTTAGAGAAAAGGCAAACTATCCAAGTGATGAAGAACTTTTAGAAATGGTTAAAAGTTATGGTTATTCTCATACTGGTAGAGTTTTTGGTGTAAATGGAAATTCTATTAAAAAAAGATTACAGCGACGAGGACTATTGACAACTACGTCAAAATAATGTAACATATATAAGTCGGTTCTGGGTGGAACTCCCAGAAGTTCCGTTAGGGACTGTCCTTTGTAGGTTCGATACCTACATCTTCCTTATGGGAGATAAGAACGGCTATTGGAGACCACTCGAAATCCTAAGTTTTCTTAGGTCGGGGACTTGATCACCCCCGTTCGTAACAGAAAATGCTGGACAAACTTTGGAGGTATAAACCCTTGCAAGGT